ACATCGACGAGCTCCGCACGTACAAGATGGACATCCGCAAGGTCCTCGTCGACAACTCCATCAAGGATGGTCTTGCGACGATCGACGGCAAGTTCATCGAGACGGTGAACTCGATCATCTTCAACTGCGACGAGAACGGCTACAACATCGTGACCGGCAAGAAGCAGCTCATGGACTTCTACGATGGCCTCAACCGCGAGACCTTCGCCGAGGCCAAGAAGCTCCTCCCGCGCGGCAACAAGCAGGGCCGCTTCAACCTGCGCAACTACATCTGCCTCATGAACGACGTGACGGCTCAGGACCTCCTGAAGCTCGATCGCAATGCGGCTGGTGGCGACATTGCGCAGGAGATGTTCAAGAACGGCCTCACGATGGACACGATCATGGGGGTCAAGTGCCTCTTCACGATCAAGTCCGCGCTCGTTCCGGACAACTACGTCTACTTCTTCGCGGCACCGGAGTTCCTCGGCAAGGCGTACTACCTCGAGGACTGGACGATGTTCATGAAGAAGGAGGCGTTCTTCCTCGAGATGTGGTCCTACTGGACCGGCGGCTTCGGCCTCGGCAACATTGCCGGCGTCGCGCTCGCCCGCTTCAACCAGACGTCCAAGACGGGCACTGCGCCCGCCAACTTGACGTTCAAGGACAAGAACGGCGGCTGGGGTCCTGGCGCGGCCCTCTAAGGGTTCCGTCGGCCAAGCAACGGGGCTCGGTCTTCGCGGGCCGGGCCCCGTTCCTTTCTACATCGCAAGGGGTCAGCAATGGACGCAGAGATGATACTCAACAGTTTCATGGACGGGTTCGCGAAGGCCGCGGAGGACGCCGGCCTTCGCGGCGAGCAGGTAAGGGACCTGCTCAAGCTGTCCGTCGACCTCGCCCAGCGCGAGGCGCAGCCCGCCGCGTTCGACGCCGGGTTCGCCACCATGCTTGGAGGGGCGTAATGGCGCTCAAGCCGACAGGCAACAGCGGCTACCTGACGGACGTAGACGTCAGGATCTGGCTCCGGGACAACGACCCCGAGGCCAATCTCCTTCTAGACGATTTCGAGTTCTCCGCGGAGGAGATCAGGACGGCCATGACGCTTACGGCCGACTACTGGAACGAGACGCCGCCGAACATCGGCGTCGCCTACGACTACGACAAGTTCCCCTACCGGTTCGCCCTTCTGCGCGGCACGGCGGCCAACCTGCTGTTCATGGGGGCGCACCGATTCCGCCGCAACCAGCTCAACTACAATGCCGGCGGCCTCACGGTCGACGACCAGAACAAGTACCAGCAGTACGACGCCGCGGGCGCCCGCCTGTGGGACGAGTTCAAGCAGTGGGTCTCGCAGACAAAGAAGTCACTTAACGCCGAGCAGGGGTGGGGGACCATCAACTGACATGGCAGACACCTTCGAGTACGAGGACTTGCCGCTCGCGGTATTGGAGATCCTGCCCTACCACGGGCAGGGCTTCGTGTACAGGTGGGAGCTCAACGACTCCTTCTCCGCGCCGTCGCCTTTCGCGTTTGTGGTGCAGATGGCGCCGACGCCGGCAGGCCCATGGACGTCCCTGTCCGACAGTTTGATCGACACCTACTACTGGGCGGACAAGCGCAAGCCCGTCGGCAAGACGGCCTCCCGCAACTACCGCGTCGTCATGATCGACGCCGAGGGGCGGACCTACGCCTCCCAGCCGGTCATGCCGTTCGGAGACCTCGGCCTCCGGGAGTTCCTCATCGCCCGCGAGATCCTCCGCAAGGAGGAGCTCAACGCCCGCATGATGGCCGGGACGCGCGGCCAGGTGTGGATCGCGGCGGAGTACGGCACCAAGTGCCCGAAGTGCCTCGACCCGATAACGGGACAGGTGCGCGACTCGCACTGCAGCAAGTGCCACGGCACGGGGTTCTACCCCAGTCATTTCGGGCCGTTCGAGATGTGGCTCTCGTTCTCGCAGGCCCAGCACGGCATGTCGCACGACGAGGCCGGCGGCACGAAGGACGACAAGCCCTTCTCCGTGCGGGCCATCGGTACGCCGCGCCTCAAGAAGAACGACGTCTTGCGCGATGTCGCGAGCGGGAAGATGTACTACGTGCAGTCCGTGGCGAACGCCGCGGAGATCCGGCGCATACCGATCGTACAGCAGCTTACGGTGTCGGAGGCGGCGACGACCGACCAGTGCTACGACCTGCCGCGGCGGAAGGGGGCGCGACGTGTATAACGGCATCCCAGACCGGGAGATCCAGCCGCACCACGAGATCGCGGGCAACGAGCTCATCTGCGAGCTCCGCAAGACCCCTACTGTCCTGTATGGCATTTTCACCGAGCTCGTCCAGCAGTTCTGGGCGCAGGGGCCGGAGGACAAGCTGTTCGGGACGCCCGACGTCCAGTGGGACCGCAATCCGGACAAGACGAGGATATGGATAGACACGGAGCTCCGGTGGGAGGCGACGCATCCCGAGTTCCGTCCGGCCATCTACGTCAAGCTGTCGCCCATACAGTGCGGGACCATAACCGGCAACACCACCGGTCTCGTGCGCAGGGATCTCCAGGAGGCCGAGTACCACTATGCCCGCACCGGCACCGGGCAGGTGTCGTTTGTGCACGTGGCGGCCACGGCCGGCGAGTCTTGCGCGCTTGCGGACGCGACGATGGACTACCTTGACGCGTTTTCGCCGGTCATCGCCGAGGACTACTGCTTTGACTGGTTCAAGCTCGCGTCGCGCGAGCCGCTGCACGCGATGGGCAAGGACTCGAACGAGAAGTACGGCTCGGTGGTGACGTATGACTTCAGGTACACGGATTCGTGGTCGCTGAAGCTCGAGTCGCCCAAGCTGAAGCAGCTTGTAGTTCGCGCCACCGACGCGGTGCGCCGCCGGCTGGAGGTCGGCGAGTACTGGGATTTCAAGCCACCTGACGACGGTCTCGGCCTCCCTCCCGGGCTGTCGAGGAGGGTTACATAAATTAACAAGGTACCTATTGCCGCAAAGCGGCGTTTGTGGTATTATACCGAGTGTGAGGGACTAATAAAAAAAGGAGCAACCATGGCAGGCAGCTACATTCTTCCGCAGGCACGGGTCTTCCAGGAGTTCTCGAAGACGCCCAGAGACGTCACGCAGAACCTGAACCCGTTCATCATCGGCCCGAGCTTCGAGCTCATGCGCTACGCGAAGGAGGACGAGCGCGGCCTCTGCGCGTCCGGCGCATACGTCCGCGAGTCCAAGGAGCTCAAGTGGGCCAAGGGCGCCACGGGCACGGTCGTTGACAAGGCGTGGTACGGTGTCACGTTCGTGGACGCCTACGTCGCGCTCGGCACCGCGCTTACGCCGGCGGCGTGCCTTGACAAGAACTCCGACAACAAGGGCACGCGGTTCGAGTTCGCGCTTTCCGGCAAGACGCTCGCCAGCACGTCCGACACGTCCAAGCTCCACTTCGGCGTTGTCGTCAAGGCGGGCGACTACCTCGCGTACGATGTCACGGAGGACAACAAGACCGTTACAAAGTACACGAAGATCCGCGAGGTCAGCGTTGGCAAGCCCGCCGATTCCGAGGTCAAGGTGACGCTTCGCAGGAAGGGCGGTACCTCGAGTGCGCTCAACACGGTCTTCTCAGTGGATACGGCTGCGTATACGGGCGAGAAGCCCGTGACCGTCAACCTCGTCGTCACCGGTTCCGCGTCCTCGCCCAAGCTCACCTGGACGTCTAACGTCGCGGGCATCAGCTCTTCGGCGGAGACGGCGATCAGCACGACGGCGATCGACCTCGGCCATGGCCTCAAGGTGACAAAGGGCTCGGCCCTTGCGGACGGCACTTATGTCCTTACGCTCGAGTTCCTCGAGCCCTACGCCCGCGACACGGTCACGGTTGCCGACCTCATCCCGCACAATGCCGCGGTCACGTTCGTCCGCCGCTTCGACTCCATCGTCGCGCGTGACGAGGACCTTACCGCCGGCACGGAGGGCGTGACCATCGCCGCCGGCGCGGCGGTCGACATCGGCGCATCCGGGGACAAGGAGGTGTTCGCGGCCACCGCGTACCTCGACCAGCGCAACCTCCGCACGGACCACATCGACCGCGTCTACTCGGTCCGTACCGATTCCGAGATCGCGCTGGAGCTCGGCGCGTTCGACACTCCGGACAATCCGCTCGCGTACGCGGCGCACATCATGCTCCTGAACAACGCCAACACGGCGATCAAGTTCATCGGCCTGAAGAGCGACGACGCGGTCGGCTATGCGGAGGCGCTGAAGCGCGCGTCCGTCACCACCGAGGTCTACGCGTTCTGCCCGCTCACCGAGGACAGGGCCCTCATCGAGACGGTCATCGCCGACTGCAACCGCCTGTCCGCCCCCGAGGAGAAGAGCTGGCGCATCTGCATCTTCAGCATGCCGACGGAGGAGTCCGTCGACGTGACCCCCGCGGAGGACGCGAGGTGCGGTATAGACGCCAGCGGCCTGCTGACGTATGCCGGCGGCGACTTCACCGAGACCGTGCGTGCCGGCGACGTCGTGTCCGTGCTCGACGCGGGCGAGTGGGCCGAGTACGAGGTGACGGCTGTCAGGAGCAACGCGACGCTCCAGCTCGACGGCACGTTCGCGTCCGCGCTGACGAACGTCCGTTTCCGCGTCACGCACAAGCGTCCGCGCGGCGAGTACGTCAGGGCCATCGCCGAGACGTCCGCCAGCTTCCGCGACCGCCGCGCGTACAACGTGTTCCCGAACACGCTCCGCGCCTCGGACGGCAACCTGGTGCCCGGCATGTACGGCGCCGCGGCGGTCTGCGCGCTCGCGTGCTCGGTCGCCCCGCAGCAGCCGATCACCAACGTGGAGATCAAGGGCTTCGTCGACCTGCCGGACGTGTACGGCAAGTTCAGCCGCGACGAGCTCAACGAGATCGCCGCCGGTGGCACGCTCATCCTCACGCAGGAGGCGCCCGGCGGCACGGTCTACGTGCGCCACCAGATCTCGACCGCCTACCGTGACGGCAACCTGAACACGACGGAGCTGAGCCTGACGAAGAACCTCGACAGCATCAGCTACTACTTCGCCAACAGGACCAACCCGTATATCGGCAAGTACAACATCACGGATGACCTTCTCACGGAAATCCGCGGCATCATCGAGGACGGCCTCGCGCATCTCGAGACCACGACCGAGACCAACAAGCTCATCGGTCCGCAGGTCCTCGCCGAGGGCACTGAGATCCGCTCGCTGTACCGTACGGCCGAGAAGGACAAGGCGTATTGCGACCTTGCGCTCAACCTGCCGGCGCCGTTCAACAACTTCGACCTCCACCTGCAGGTCATCTAAGGCGAAAAAAGACGAGAGGAGAAAGACTATGGCAGACATATTCGGCTACAACCGCACCGGGGCTTCCGACGTTTTCGTCGCCGACCGCAGCAGGCTCAGCATCACCGGGATCGACGGCGTCGACCTCATCCAGGGATGGCAGATCGGGTACCAGCAGAGCATCCAGCCGATCTACGAGGTCGGCTCGAGCCGCATCTTCTGGGCGAAGGGCAACCCCATCGGCAGCGGGAACATCTCCCGCATTGTCGGTAACAGCGTCCTCCGGATGGCGACCGACATCTGCGACAAGGGGGCGACGCTCACGATCAGCAACGCCTCCGGCGCGTGTTCCGGCGGGAACGTGACCATCGTTTGCATCGGTGCGGTCTGCACCAGCGTGGGTTTCAGCTCGCAAGCCGGCAACCCGACTGTGGCGGAGGCTTTGTCGTTCCAGTTCGCGGCGCTCCAAGTAGGCTGACATGGGCTCCCTGTTCCCCCAGAAGCCGGCGGTCTCACTTGACATGGTCCGGCATCTGCTCGGGCTGGTCAGGAAGGTGGCGGCGAAGTTCGGCGGGTTCGCCGGCTCGCCTGCGACGGCGTCTGATTCGACGTGCGACCGTATCGCCGGCCTAGACAATATCCCGCCCTTGTCGCGGGGTATTGTCGTTCGTTCCGGGATAGGTTCGTACGACTGCGAAGTCCAGCTCAACGGACGGGGCGGGGGCACGCTCGTGTGTTCTGTGCTTGCCTCCGCGCTCAGCCCCATCTACGGGGTGTCCGAGGTCGCCGTCCCGGCACCCGGTTCGGCCGTGCTCGTGTACGCCCCTGCGCAGGGGCTTCTGCGTACGGCGCCCGTCAAGGGGGTCATTCTCGGCGTTCTCCCGGAGTACGCGCCGCACGGCGTCTCGCCGGCGGACGGGTCGGCAGGGGCGAAGTTTGCGGACACGGAGTTTCCGGAGGGCGGTGTCGCGCAGTTTACGGAGTCGGGGCCGGCCGCTGTCGCCTCCGACAAGGACTACCCCTACAGGGGCGACTTCCAGTGCGGGCGTCCGCACGACATGGTGCCGGGCGAGTATGCGCTTCTCAACCATGCCGGCTCCGGCGTCGTCATCGGGGCTCTTTCCGCGACCGTCAAGGGCTCCGAGATGGCCAGTGTCCGCTGCAGCGCCCTCGACGACCAGGTGCGCGTCACTTCAGGGCATTTCAAGCACATCAACGCAGCCGGCAGCAACGAGATATACAATGACGGCGGCTATGTCACCGTCGAGAGCTTTGTCTCGCTGTACCACCATGAACGCCTTGGGCTCAACAAGCCGCAGTCAGAGGCGTTCAGGTGGACTGCCGCCGGGACTGCCGCGGCGTTCGGGGAGAAGCGTTCCGGGGTCTCTCCGCTGAAGCCGACGCAGACCGCCAAAAAGCGCTTCTACCGGTATGCGGGGTATCTTGGCGACATCGTCAACGTGTTCGTCGCAAGCCCCGATTCCGACAAGGACGTCGAGGAGATGGCCAATCCCGGCAAGGACGCCGGCCTTCTCCACTACCACGTGGACTCGTCCGGCCGTTTCACGCTGCGGAGCGCGGGCGGCGTACTTTTCGAGCGCTACGATCGCATACCGGTCCCCAAGCGCATGCACTATGCCTGGGATCCGTCCGGAGACAAGGCCGGCGGGTCTCCGAAGGCGAAGACGCCGTTCTCGCTCGACGCAAAGCACCCCATGGCGAGCGGACTTGCGCTTGCGGACATGGCTGCGTGGTGGAACAGCCAGGCCTACACCCGGTTTGTGCAGTTCGGCAAGGACTTCCGCGTGCAGAAGCAGTCGGAGCTCAGCTGCCCGGCCGACGAGTACGACAAGTACGGCAGCGGGACCGAGAATTTCCAGGAGTACGACTTGCGCCATTCGTACATGGGGTTGCTGCCGAACGGCAGCATAGTGCTCCGCGACGCCTGGGGCTCGGAGATAGTGATGGCGGACGGCCGCATCACCTTCAACGCCGCCGCGAACATCGAGATCCGCTCGGGGTCGTCCGTCGTCATACTCGGCGGAGACGACGTCGTGGCAAAGGCGTATAACAGCGTCGACCTCAGCGCGACGAAGAAGGACGTCCGCATCAAGGCGGAGAACAACCTGCAGGTCGTGTCGATGAAGCGCGGCGTGCTCATACAGAGCAAGGCGGAGGGCGACGCGGATCCGTCCGCGTGGGAGAAGGCAGGCGAGGACCTCCAGAGCGCGGGCGTAGTGCTCAAGGCCGACAAGTCGTCCGTGGTCGTGGCCGGGAGGCGCACCGCCGTGCAGGGCGAGGAGGGCGTCAGCGTAGCCGCGTTCAAGGGCGAGGAGCCCAGCGGCGCGGTGGTCATCTCCGGCAAGCAGGTGTCTGCCACGGCCGCGGACAGCGTGATCGCCACGGCCAAGGGCACGAGCGGCCTCGTGCTGAGCGCCGACAGCGCCATGCTCTGCGCCCCGACCGTGTTTACCGTCGGCGCACAGAGCGCGACGGACGTAGCGGGGAACAAGCTCATGCTCGGCATACCGCTCGACGCCGAGAGTCTGTATGCGTCCGTCGTCTCGATCTGCAAGAACCACTCGCAGCTGTATCTCGACAGCGTCGAATGGCTTCGTCCCGTGCCGCCCACGGCGTTCTCGTCCGTGGACTTCCGCTTCCGCACCACCAAGCAGTACGGGACGGACAAGGATTCGGGGCTCGCCGGCGGGGTGTTCAGCGTGTACGAGCCGTCGTGGGCTGCGATGGCCGAGGCGCAGCGTACCCTCCTGAAGGGCGTCAGGACGCGCGGCTGGGACGAGGGGGAAGACGCAGCCGGCGAGCAGCCATGGCCGGGCGCCGACGCCGCCAAGGCGAACAGCTACCGCACCTACAAGGAGCAGAACCTCGACGGGCGCGGGGTGGAAGAGGCCAAGAGCGGCACGGCGCACTTGACAGACCAGGCCTTTTCGCAGTATCATATACGCAGGTCTGAGTAATCAAAAAGGAGCACCATGTCAGCAGAGACGCTAAAAGAGAGAATGAAGGAGTTTTCCGAGGGCAAGATCAGGTCGCTGAAGGTCACCGGCGCCGATCTCGCCGCCGACGGGGCGGCGGCTTCGTCGGCCCAGGACGGCGGCAGTACGGGCGGAGTCGGCACCCAGGGGACGGTGCAGGCGGCGGTCCCGAAGGAGGCCAAGGAGGACGTGTTTTCGCATGCGGGGGCTGCGGCGGACATGCACCAGGGGATGATCCCGGGCTTCCTGCAGGAGCGGGTGGACATCACCGAGGAGGACCGCGCCGCGTTCCTGCACGCAATCGTCACGGGCGACCGCTACGAGCGTCCGTTTTCGCTTTTTGGCGGAAAGCTGACAGGCGTCTTCCGCTGCCGCAAGATCGCGGAGAGCGACGGCATAATCGCGTGGCTCAGCCATTGCGTGAACAACAAGAAGGCGGACGCCCGCATCGAGTACCTTACGCTCATGCGCGACGCCATGCTTGCCGCGCAGGTGAAGAGCCTCCGCGGCATGGTGAGCGAGGATTTCCCGGAGCTCAAGGAGCCGTACGGCCCGACCAGGGTCGCAGACGGCGACAAGGGCGACAGGATCGTGGAGCCCGGCTGGGTTGCCATGGCGAAGTCCTGGGGAAACCGTCCCGAGGCGCTCGTCACCGCGATCCACAACGAGCTTCAGATGTTCGAGAGGAGGTACTGGGCCATGGTCATGGATGCAGGCAACCAAAATTTTTGGAATCCCGCAGCGTCTATCTAGGCATCGCCGTTCGTTTGCGGGGTTCACAGGCGGGCGCCCTTTCCAGGGCCTACCTCCACTCCGGGATCACGGAGGGGCTGTGGTATGCTGTCGCCGAGGCCGAGCAGTTGTTCGGGGCGCGGCTTGCACACGGCGTGATGCTCGCGTCGCTGTACGGGAACCCCAGGGCCGACCTCGACGCCGGAAACGACACGGTCTATGACATGTACGTCCATGCGCTTCACGCCATGCCGTACGTCAAGGTACAGCCGCGCAGGAGCGCGGAATCCGACGCCGCGCTTATCGAGGAGTGGCGCCGGGTGAACGCCGAAGAGGCGCAGAGGAAGGCCGCGGCGGCTTCCGGCGAAGACGGAGAGGAGGGCGGCAATGGCTGACGTACCGTACGATCCGTCGGCCATCGGCATGTCCCCGTCGCTCCCGCCGGGGATGTTCAACGTGCCGTACAATCCGCTGTATAGCATGGCGCCGGCTTCGCCGCCTGGGTGGGCGAACTCGCTGCAGTTCCTTCTTGGGTCGCTGGTGGCCGCCCTGAACGGCGGCATGGTGCGCCCGTACATTCCGCCGAACCTGGCCGTGGTCGACGCCTACACCGCGGCGAACGTGACCAACCCGATGTTCAAGACGATGATGTCCGGCGTGTACGGGCAGCTCGGGACGCAGGTGGGCACGATGGCCGGCGGCATGCAGTTCGTGCAGGGCATTGGCACGATGGCGGGCTATAGCCCGGCCGAGACGAAGCAGGCGCTGCAGGGCGGGCTCGGTGCGTTCGGGCGTAGCCAGATCGGCTCGATGATCATGCCCTTCGTCGACAGCGGGCTGAACGCGATGGGGCTCACCGGCGGCAGCTTCGTCGCCGCGGCCAAGGCCACGTTCGACGCGCGTATGAGCCTGCTGACGGCGAGCGGTCTCGGCTATCCGTACAGCCCGGCGCGGGACGTCATGCTGGACCCGTACAACCCGGGGCAGATGTACCAGGCCATGGGCGCTGCGTCCGCGCTCAACTCCATGCTGAACAGCATTCTCAGCAGGCGCAACGCCGCAGGGGAGCTGCTGCCGGGCGTGGACTACACCGCGACACAGGGGTTCTCGCGCGAGGACATAAGCCAGATGGTCATGCAAGCCGCCGGGATGGGGCTGTTCACCAAGGTTGTCGGGCTCGACTCCCACGGGCCGGCCGGCACGGCGCACAGGCTGGGCGTAGGCGGGCTCGCCAACCGCATGCAGCAGGCGATGGACGGCGGGCTGTTCAAGGACGGGGCCCGGTTCGACCTGTCGCGCCTCGGGGCGTCCACTGACGCGTTCATGGGCAAGGACGTCTTCGTCGGCGCCCAGGACGACGCGCTTCAGGACATCTCCAAGGTCCGCAACGAGGTCGAGCAGCAGGTACGCGGCCTCACGCGGACGCTAGGGGCCATGCGCGACCTCACGAATCTCGTCGGGGACGAGGCCAAGCAGCTGTTGACCAACCTGACGAACGGGGACTGGCTCCGGAGCAGGGAGGGGATGAACGCCGCCCACGACGCCTTGCGGAGCCTAGGCGCCGCCGCGAAGTCATACAACCTCAATCCGGCGTCGATGGTACAGCAGCTGGTCGCCAACAAGGCCGTGCTGCAGGACGCGGCCGGCTTCGACGGCGCCATGCTCAGCATGGGCTTCGACGGCGGCGGCATGTTCAGCCTTACGGCGCAGACCGAGCTGCTCACCGGCATAGAGGACATGATAAACGCAAGGGGCGTGCGCAACGACCCGATACTGTCGGCCCGCCTGCGCCAGCAGGGCGTGCAGACGTTCGCGCGGAACTACAACTCGGTGGCCGGCCGCGGTGCGCAGGTGCTCGCCTACGCCAGGCAGGTCGGCGCCCTTCCGCAGGACGAGATCGAGAGCATAACGCGCGACTTCACGAGCGGCGACGCGGGCCGCCTGAACGCCGGCCTCGACAGGCTCCTGACGACGGTGTTCGGGGCGGCGGAGGCCGGGCACCGGTTCATGAACAACACCATGCAGATGAACGCCATGCGCATGGCGATGGACGACAAGGCGGGCGCGTTCGCCACCATGGTGATCCGGAGCGGGGCCGACGCGGAGTTCAGCCGCAGGGAGCAGATGTCGTTCGCGGCGCAGCGTCTCGCGGGCACCGTGCAGGCGCTGCGCGAGTCCGGCATGCGCGACTGGCAGTCGCCCGACGACGTGTCCGCCATTGTCGAACGCGCCGTCGCCGCCATACGGGGCGACGGCAAGGACCCAGCGCGCATCGCCCACGCCAACGCGTTCCGCGAGCAGTTCGACGCGCTTGTCGCGAACAAGTACGATCCGCGGTCCGCGCTTAGCACCGTCGTGTCGTCTTTTGGGAGAAATCCCGTCACGAAGGCATACTCGCAGGACATTGACTTTGCCGTCAAGGAGGCGACCGCCGCCAGGAACGAGGATAGGCTGGTGGCGGAGGGGCTGCAGAGCCGGCAGGTCATGGCGCTGCTCGAGGGGATACCCCGCGGCGTTGGCGGCATCGACTCCGCGAAGGCCGCCAGCCTGTACAGGATGGTGCGCGAAGGAAAGGGCGTCGAGGCCCTGGCGGAGCTGGACGCCATGGTGCCCGGCATGGCTCCGGGCACCCAGAGGCTGTACGCGGACATAAAGGACGACGCCAGGAAGAAGCACGACGCCGCGATTGCGACCATGTCGGACAATGCGGAGGCGGTTGCGCTGCTCAGGGACGTCCAGGGCAAGCACTACGGCGGAGAGAAGATCGCCAGCCTATACGACGAGATGGCGGCGGCCGGGCGGAAGTTCCTCGAGACCGGGGACTATGACACCTTCTGGGACACCGTGTCGCGCTCTGATTTCGCGGGCGTGTTCGGGCCCAAGATGTACGAGGAGTACATGTCCACCTTGCTCAACGCCCGGCGTCCGCCGCCTCCCCGGGATGCCAAGTCTGACGCGATGGCGGACTGGCAGCGGTTCATGGCCGGGGACGTGAGTGCCGGCATGGCCAGCATGGTTGACCTGGCCTATCCGGGGGTCAAGGACGAGCGCGAGCTTGCGATGCGACGCGAGGCGGCCGACCGGTACATCCAGCACATGGGCAGGCTCTCCGGCACGTTCCGCCGCGCTGCCATAGACACCATCGGGGCGGCCGGGTACGGGCTGACGACGTCCGGTTTCTACGGCAGCGGCCCGAACGCCACCAACAGCGCACAGCTGCGCAAGGAGCGCGACGACATCCTGAACCGCATCGGCGAGGCGGAGGGCAAGGATGCCGTCACGGGAGCCGCGCGCCGGAACGGTCTGCCCGACGACGTCGTAGACTTCCTCACCGACGGCAAGTACGAGTCGCTGCTTCGGCTCTACGACCCGAACAACAAGTCCGGAATGCTCGACGACAGCCGGCTACTGAAGTACACCGAGACGTACGCGGCGTACGAGAAGGCGGCAGCGGAGTACAACAGCACGCAGGGAGACTACGACGACGCGCTCAAGCAGATGGCGCTGGTGCCGGGCGAAGGCAGGAAGCTCGCTTATTTCCTTACCGTCGGCATGGATTCCGACACGGAGTTTAAGGAGGAGGACATCGCCCGCAGGATCGCGTCTGTCTGGAGCGACGTCGAGAAGGAGGGCAGTCCGCATGCGCTGTACGCCGATGCGATAATGAAGTCGGTGCGCGCCAAGAACGCCATGCTGAAGGCGCGCCACGCGAACAACGACGCCGTCGTGGAGGTGCTGGACGATGCCGACACGCGGTCGAAGGTGCTCGGACTGTACCGGTTCGACGAGGCCAACTACAGGCGCAGGACCGCCCTTTCGGAGGATCCGGCCGTGTCCGCGTTCATGCGCAACATGGACTGGAGCGACAAGGGGCTGAAGGAGGCGAACTGGACTACAAGGAAGTTCCTGGACTTGCTGTTCGACTCGGTCTCGCCCGAGGAGGTGGCGGCGAAGCAGGGCGCATACGCCTTCAAGGGCATACAGCGGTCGTTTGGCGAGACGGCGTGGGAGGTCAACCTCTCGCATCTCGGCGAGAAGGGCGAGGCGGGCGAAAAGGCCGAGGCCGTCGTCAGGGCGGCCCGCAAGGCGGCCACGCAGGGCGCGACCAGGGTCTACGGCGAGTTGATGCTGCGCAGCGGCAACGATTCGGCGCCGACTACGCTCGAGGGGTATATGGGAGGGCAGCTGTAATGACTGTATTCGGCATGGACGGCACCGGGAAGTTCCAGGTTGCCTACGTCGACACGTCCGGCGGGCGCGGCATCCAGATAACCATGCCCGGCGGCAGCCCGGTCGGCGATGCCTCGCTCGTCACGTCGTTCGCGGCGGAACAGCGCGAGAACTTCTCCGTGTCGCAGTGCCTCAACGGCGGCATATACCTCTACACTTTCGGGCACGACCCGCACGCAAGCCAGTTCAGCCTCGGAGTCACCACGTTTCTCAATGCGTGCAACAGCGCGGCCGCCGCCGACTTCGCCAAGGCGCTTCGGGCCTATAGCGCCGGGCGCGTTTCCAGCAGCCGGGCCCTGTCGAGCATGTCGGTGGGCGACGCCATGCTCCGCGGGTATCTCGTCGGGCACAGCGCCTCCGTGGTCGACGCGGGGCTGGGCATCGTCGCGTCTACATACACGTTCGTGGCACTCAAGCCGCAGGAGGCGTACTGAGATGGTAGACCAGGTCGAGACACTTTTGCTGAATCCGCACGACGTGCCGGGGTATCGGCATGTCGCGGACGCGCCGTCCGACTCCGTGATGGCGCTTTTCGGCGTTTCGGCGTCCGACGCCGAAGGCAGGGCCGTCGTCCTGCGGCTCCTGCCGCTTGCGCTGGCTCCCGACCTGGCGCGGTTTCGCCGGTTCTACGACCGGCGCGTGACCCCGCGCAGGGGGCAGTCGGTGTATAAGCAGGCCGCGTCGGCGCTGTCGCCCGCCGGCTTGCGGGACCGGGTGCTCGGGCATGACGGCTGGTGGACGGCCTCCGGACTGTTCCAGCATCCGGATCCCGGCGTCGCCGCCACGCTTTCGGAGATGCGCGCGGCCGCCGTCAGCGCCGACGCGCCGTACGCCCTTGGCGCTGTCCTACTTGCCTGCGCCTACAGGCGCTGGCTTCTGCAGGGAGGAGGTGACTGATCGCCATGCCCGCATCGGCCACGAACAGCCATCTCGTGTCGTTCGAGGGCGTTTCGGCGTCCGTCGGCGGCTTTGACATCTCGGGGATCGTCGAGTTCCGGCTGCAGGCCGTGGCCAACGCCGTCCCGGAGATCACGCTGCTGGTCGACGTCGGGCAGGACGGCGGCGCGGAAGCCGTGGAGGCGGTGTCGCTCGGGAACGCGGGACAGGTGTTCCGGGCGTGCAGGGACATGGTGCGCACGGACAACGGCGTCCTGTCCTTCTCCGTAACGTGCCGCGTCGACGGGCCCGGCGGCTCCTCCACGCAGACTCTTGCGCTTGACGGCTGGATCCTGACGGACGTCGCCCTGTCCCCGGTGAGGCACGAGGGCGTGTGTACGGCGTCGCTGACGTTTCGCCATCCGCTGTTCAAGGCGCATCTCGGCGGTTCGGTCCCGACGCTCGTCGCGAAGCCCGTCACGTTCCCCTACGCGGCGGGGAAGAATCCGCTGGACGTGTTCACGGAGGCACTGCGGGCGTACGGCGCGGCGAAGCGCAGGACGGCGTTGCCGGCCACCGTCCCGGGGGCGGCGAATCCGGCGGAGATACGCGAGCAGCTGCTCTTGCGGCTTGAGCGGGCCGTGTCCGACCTGGAGTCGTCCCTCGCGTGGACGCACGGCTCGCTTCCCGCATTGGGGTATATGGGCGGATGGGAGAGCGCCGTAGCCAGGGCCCTGGCCGAGAGTTACGCGGGGCCGTCGGGCGGAAACAGCGTCCTGCAGGCGCTTCTTGGCGGGCTTGTCCCGGAGTGCTCGCTCGCGCTCGGCGGCGACTACACGAAGGGGCAGCTCGAGCTCGGCCCGTTCGAGCCCTGGGCGGATGCGTCCCTTGCCATTGCCGACAGCGACATAGTGAGCCTGGACTTTCCGCAGACGGACCCTTCCCCGATTTCCGGGGTCCGCATGATCCTGTCCTACACGGAGAGCGACAAGGAGGGAAGCTACCACCCGGGTTTCTGCCAGGCGGGTTCCAAGTCGTACCCGATAGAGACGTTCTACGTACCGAGCAGCGAGCTGGCGGCGCCGTACCTGTACGGGCCGATCCAGCAGTTCACGGAGCCGAGCTGGCTTTCCCTCGCGTCCGCGTACGCGAATCAGCAGGCTGCGCGCCTTGAGGCGGACGTGATGCAGGCGGCGGCCGGAAAGCTCAAGACCGCGGTTACCGCGTCACGCGACGCCGAGGTCTCCTTTAGCGAGCCGCAGGGCCGCGGGGCGGCCATAGACTACGCCCAGGGGGCGTTGGCCTGCGCCAAGGCGTATTTCGAGACGTCGCTCATGAAGGACTGGTCGTTCACCGTCGGGTCGCGTCTCATGTTCTCCGCGGGCGGCGGCGTCATCTGCCCCGGGCGTGTCGTCAAGGTCACTGTGGACGGGCAGGAGGTGCTTGGCGGGTACGTGGCCGGGGTTGAGCACGTGGTGAGCGTCCCGAGCCGGTCTGCCGTCACGCGGGTGATGTGCACCCATCCGCGGTTCGGGAAGCGCCCGGACGCCGTTTCGTCCCCGAAAAACGCCCTGTACATATAGGAGGAGTCGACCATGGCAGAGACTACTGAACTGACAGACTTGCTGGTTCCGCACGGGCGTCCCGCCCCTGCGGCGGCCCTGTCGCCGTCTCCGGTGGACGCGGCGTACGCGGCATGGGCGGCGGATCCGACCCCGGAGAACATGAAGGCCGTCCTCGACGACCTCGATCCGGCGATCAACTCCGAGGTGCAGCGGTTCAGCGGCCCGAAGCCGCTTCTCAGGAGCCGCGCACGCGCCCTCGCGGTGAAGGCCGTCCGGTCGTACAATCCCGCCGCCGGGACGAAGCTCCGCAGCTGGGTGGTCACGCAGCTCCAGCCGCTCTCCCGCTACAACAACTCGCTGAAGCCGGTCTACGTCTCCGAGGACGCGGCCCGCAAGTCCTACGCCGTGTCGAAGGCGCTCGAGGCGTTTGTGGACGAGCACGGGCGCGACCCTACCGACGAGGAGCTCGCGGACGCCGTGGGCATCAGCGTCGCACGGCTCAGGAAAGTGCGGCAGATGACCCCGGCCGTCGTGAACGAGCCGCAGGAGTCCGGGAACGAGGACGACAACGCGCCGGACTACGCCGTGTACAGCACGAACCCGGTCCGGGCGGCGAGCGAGGCGGTGTACAGCGGCCTCGACAGGCGGGATCGCCGGATATTCGACCTGCGCACCGGTTCGCACGGGCAGGCCGCCATTCCGGGGCAGGACATCGCCGCGCTGCTGCGCGTGTCGCCGGCCTTCGTGACCCAGCGGGCCAACGCGATCGCGAGCCGCATCGTGGATACGGCGGGGAGGGCGGGCTGATGGGCTATTCCGATGCGAGGGCGCAGGTCAACAAGCACCGCAGCGACCGGATCTCGGCGTTGCTCGGCGAGTCGGCCGGGCGGTGGTTCACCGACCTGTGGGGCGACGTGAGGTCGATGCTCGCGTCCTTCTCGTCCGACGGCGAGAACAAGGAGATAGCCTCGGGATACGCGTCCCTCCCGTCGATGGCGAAGGCCGCGCCCAACCTGCGCCTGGACTACGTCTGCGCGCTCCGCAGGGAGGTCCGGAAGCAGTACATTTCGGAGGAGGGCGACCTGTGCACGGACGTCACGCCGTTCCGCCATGGCGTCATATCGGCGCAGGGCGCGCGGCTGTTCGACAACCTCATGCACGAGGTGGTGCAGTATTCCGAGCGCCAGGCGAAAGGAGCTACGGCATGAACGGCACAACGCGAGACTACACGGACAGGCAGGTAGACCTCGAGTTCCTGCAGACCGTCGTGGAGCCGGTCGGCGTCACGGAGCTGTCGTTTACGGCGGCGAAGGGGACTTCCCGCCGCGTCACGGGCATGCAGAAGGCGATCCAGAGGTACGTTGCCCTGCTGCTCACGCCTTCCTCCTCCGTGCCGTTCCCGGCGGAGGCGGACAATATCCTGCTCGACGCGCTCAGGGCCGGTACCGTCTCGAACACCGGGTACCTGCGGCATCTTTTCAACACGGCGAACGCCGTCGCCCTTGACATTATCCGCAGGGACGACTATAATACTCAGAGGTTCGGGGACCAGAAGGGCGACGAGCGCATCGCGGCGGTGGAGCTGGCCGGAGTGACGGTCGACTACGAGACGTCGACGCTCGGGCTGTCGCTGGTGTTCCGCACCGAGGCCGGGTCGGACTACGCCTATGTCCTTCCGGTAAGTACAAGCCACGGACGGGAGCAGACAGCATGACGACGATAGCAGAGCTAACCAGGGACGCCTATGACACGGCCGTGAAGGCCGCGGTCGACACCGTCCGCGCCGGGCATCCCGACCTCGACCTGCGCTCGGGCACCGCCATACGCGCGCTTGTGGTCGAGCCCGGCGCCCTTCTCGACGCCTCGCAGCGCGACGTGGTCAGCAGGCTCCGCACGGCGATGTCCCTCAGGGCGATGTCGCGCGAGGCGACCGTGCCTCGCGAGGACGCGGAGGCCGTCCTCTCCAACTTCGGGATAGAGCTCGGCGGCGGCACCAAGGCGACCGGGCTGGTCCGCGTCAACCTGACCGGGACCGCTCCCGTGACCGTCCGTGCTGGCGTCACGTTCGTGACCGAGGACGGCGTCAAGTTCGTGGTCACCCGTACGACTTCTGCGTCCGTGGACCCGGTGGCCGACGAGGAGGCGATACGCCCCGCGACCGGCGGCCGGTACTACTTCACGGTTCCTGTCGAGGCCGAGGAGGTCGGCGCGTCCGGCAACATCCAGCAAGGCCGGTCGCTCGAGTGCTCCATCATCATCGGCAACTACTACTCCGCGGAGGCGTTTTCCGACCTCACCGGCGGCGAGGACGGCGAGAGCGTCGCTTCGGCCGTGGCGCGCATACCCGCTGCGCTCGCGTACCGCGGCATGACCAACGCGCTGAGCACGCGTGCGCAGCTGGCCGCGTCCCTGCCCGACCCCTCGGTGCTCCGCGCCGTCTCCTGCGTCGGGCACCGCGACAGGGCGCAGCTCCGCGACAAGCACAATCCGCTCGGCATTGCCGTCGGCGGCCGCGTTGACGTGTATGCGCGGCTTTTCGACATTCCCGGCGTAGAGTCGTTCGTGGCGGACGGCATTCTCCTCGGCCACGACGAGAGCACCGCCACGTACCGCATCGCCCTTCCGAGCTACCCCGGGTTCTACGCCGTTCGCTACGTCGGGCCCGCCGAGGATCCCGGACGGTTCGGCTCGTTCCAGTACGAGCTCGAGCGCAGCATGGCGCCGGGCGCGTCGGCCGCCCACGACTTCGCGGACAGCCCCGAGGTGGCGTGGTCTGCGTACCAAAACGGGTCGGTCTTGGTCTACGCGGATCTTGTCTATGAAGGTGAAGACGCTGACAGGCATGTGGCCGTGTCGCGTTCGTTCAAGGTCGACCTCTACTGGACGGACGGCATTAAAGCGCTCCAGGAGCTTGTAGACTCTCCGGAAGTGCGCAACGTGGCTGCCGACTGCGTCGTGCGCAGCCCCGCGGTCTGCCTTGTCAGCATGACGACGCCGCTGCGGCTCAGGGCCGGGTCGTCGGCGACGGCGGCAGAGCTCGAGCAGGCCGTCATGGACTACGTCAACGGGCGGAGCTTCACGGGCAGGCTTACGAGGTCCGAGCTCGCGAACGTGCTCATCCAGCACGGGGCGGAGAGCGTGGACCTGGGCGACGCCGGCATGCGACTCGCCGGACGCGTCTGCGGGGCGGACGGCAAGTGGTACTATCTCGAAGGCGACGCCCTCGACGTCTCGGCCGTCGGGCCCGAGCGGGCTATGATCTCCCCCGGCACGGTCGTGTTCGCGGCCGAGCAGGGCTCGATACAGGTAAGCATAGGAGCGGGTTCCGTAGCGACATGAGACACGACACGGCCATACCGCGCGCTCTCCACGACGAGGCCGTCGCATCCGTGAAAGGTGCCCTCGGGGCGTTCTGGTCGTCCCTCTTCAGGGATCAGGGCCTTGTGGACGCCCTTCTTGCGGCTCGCGTCCTCGGGGCCGGCCAGCTCAGCATAGACGCCATGGAGGCCCTGAGCCTCCGCGACCACGCCGGATCGCCCGTGCTGCACCGCGAGCACTGGCATCCGCTGGTGATACGCCTGTCGAGGCGGAACACGGCGACGGCGCTTACCGTCGGCATGCCGGACACGCCCGTAGTCGGCGCGCAGGACGCGAGCGGCGACGTCTACCTGCCCGGCGAGGTGTTCGTGGTCGGAGGCAACGCGGCCTACAGCAAGGTCAACACGTATCCGATCGAGGTCATGGAGGGGCGCCCCCTCGTCAGGGTAGTCACGGCGCTGTGCGACTCCGTGTCCGTCCCGCGGCATGTCCTCTCGCAGGGCAGGGACTTTTCCGTGGAGCGCGGCGTGCTCGTCATCCGCAAGGAGCAGGATCCGTTCGACAGCGACGGCTACCGGATCGAAGGGGACGGCGACGACAGGATTGCGGTGCTGTGGGCCTGCGACGCCGAGTTCGACCACGACTACGTCTCGGACTTTCTCGGCTACCCGCTCGGGCTGCACGCCCCGTCTACCGAGGCGGCGTCGCGCATGCTCTCGGCCCTTTGGGACGCAGTGACGCTTGGTCTTACCCCGACCAGCCTCAACAAGATACTTGGCGCGGTCTTCGACGTGCCGATGGTCGAGCGCGACACCGCAGTCGAGTCCGTGACTGCGGACGGTGACGACAGCATAGTCGTGACCGGCGACCGGGTCTACCGCATCGAGACAAGCCGGCTTTCGGAGCTGGCGAGGACAGCGGGCTCGGCGCTGAAGGCCGGGTCCTTTCTCACCGACGAGGTCCGAGTGCACTGGGGGCTTTCCGCAGACGACGTGGCGGAGCTGCACGCGCGCGGCCTGCTCGGGCGCATCGTCCTGCCGCCCGGAAGCGTTGCCGGGGTCGACGAGACGGTCGTCATAGAGCCGGGGCTGCGCACCGTGGAGGAGGACGGCTGGTGGTTCAGGCTGAACGACGGCGATTCGGCCGACTCTCCGTTCTGGCGGGCCGTGTTTGCGCGCACGACGGAGGAAGAGCGCAAGGCGCTGTGCGGCGCCATGGGCTGGTCGGCGGCCAGCCACGCGCAGGTCAACCCGTTCGAGGCGCTCGGGCCGGTTGCGCTTGCGAACCACATTCTCGTCCGTACGACCCGTGCGCCGCTGTCGGATCCGAGCGCCGGGCTGGCGCTGGACTACCTGCATCGGCTGGTGCCGGCCTTCGCGTCGCTGCTCGTGGTGCAGGAGACGGATGCGTCCGACGGCCGGGACGCCCTTGTCCTTGCGCTCGACCGCGGCCTCGAGATGTTCGACCTCGACAGCTGGGCGCAGAGCGGCTCGTGCGGGACTAACAGCACGTACATAAGCGCCGTGGCCAGGGAGGGCGCCGACATAGTCGTGACGGCCGCCGCCCACAGCACGTCGACGGCCTACCAGTACACGGCGCACACGCGGTCGTCGCTCTCGGGTTCCGGCGTATATGCCATGCATATCTCGCCGTCTGCCGGCCACGATGTCGCGGGCGTGTCGTTCAGCGGGGTTTCCTCGCATACGGACAGCGTCAAGCGGTCGCTTAGGCTGTATTGGTTCTACTACGACAAGGACGGTAATTTCATCGCCGAGGGCTACAAGTCTGTTTCCGTGAATGCAGGGGCGTCTGTTTCGTGGACGACGACATCGGTCCCGCCCGCCGGCGCCTGCTATGTCAGCGTGTTTTTCGCGGTGCAGCTCGGCACGGCGGGCGTGTCGTGGCGCACTTCCGGCCTGTCGGTGCGGCCCGTGTTCGCGCAGGGCGGCGATTCCGTGAGTTCTGCGCCGACGGTCACGCGCGCCGAGGTGGACAGCGAGGCTGCGGGCGGCAGCGTCTTCGACATGGCTGCGTGGGCGGCGAGTTCCTCGAATAGGCCATACATGTCGGACAGGACGTCCGTGTCTTCGGCCGATGGCGTTGTTACGGTTACGGCGCTTGTCGCCTCCACCAGCAGTCACTACACGAACTACAAGCGTCTTTCGTTGGCGGACTCCAGGGTCTACGCCATGCCCATTCCGGACGGTATCGCGCATTTCCCGGGCAGTGACGCGCATTTGTCGATCAGCGGAACCGCCGCGCATACGCGGAGCGTCACCACCCCGTTTTCGGTATGGTGGTTTTACTACGACGAGGACGGCAAGTTCATCGGCGACCGCAGCGAGGATCGTCCTGACGGGTATGTGGCTGCCAGGTCCTTTTCCATCGCCGCGGACACTACCTTGGCGTGGAAGGCCAGCACGGTCCCGCCCGCCGGCGCCCGCTACGTCAGCGTGTTCTTCGCCGCGCGGCTTGACGAGGCGGGTGCGGAGCTCTACGTCCGCGACATAGCGGTTCGCGGGGTCTTTTCGGGGATGGCTGCGGTTGACGACGTGTTTTTCCGGTTGATCCCGGTAGCAGCAACGGAGGTGTGACAATGGACAGTATTACGATGAGAGGTCACGTGGACACGTTTCTGGTTTCCCCCGACGGGGAGCGCCGGCACGTGCAGGAGGGGTGCAACACGGTGTCGTACGCATGTGCCGACGCCGCGGCGCGCCTGTTCGCGGGGCGCGGCGGCGGTCCCCGGACGGTGGGGTTCGTCTACGGCACGGCGAATGACCTGGCCTCCGGATTCCAGTTTGCCGACGGCGACCGGGACAGGACGGAAGCCGACATCGTCGACACGGGCGTGCTGTCCGTGGCGAATGTGCCGGTGGACCCGAACCCGGGCGTGTCCGCGTCCGACGGAAACTACGGGGGGAACGTAGTGACGTTTCGCGCCACGACGGTGGACAACACGGCGAAGTGGTTCGTCTACGGCTATCTGCTGAAGGACGCCGACGGCAACGTCCTTGCCGTGCGGAAGCTCCCTTCCGTGGTTACCAAGAGCGCGGGCTACGCGCTGGCCGTGTCGTGGGCCATAAAGTTCTTATAAAGGAGGGCGGGACATGCTGTGGCCAAACGTAAAGACATTCCAGAACGGCGTCGACCGGCTTGACGCCGCCACGCTCAACGAGCCGATCAACCAGCTCATCGCGCGGACTGCATACCTGAAGAACCTCCTCGAGGCCTCGGCCAGCAGGACGAACGTCGCGATCGCCGACGCCGCGCTGGCGAAGGACGCGCAGAACCGCGCGCCGGCGCTGGGCCAGCCGGTGTATCGCGTGCCCGGCGGCAACGCATACGCCCGTGCCGCGGCCACCGTGGGCGACGTGGAGGAGAGCAAGTGGTTCTGGGCCGACCAGCAGGCAATGGCGGTCGGCATTGTCGGCAGCACCCCGTCCGGCGACTCCGCGACCGTGGTGCTCAGCGGCTACGTCTCGTTTGGCGATACCGGCATCGACCCCTCCGGCGTCATAGCGGACGACGCGCCGGCGAGCGGGCGTTACTTCCTGTCCGCGACGCCCGGCAAGCTCACGGCCGCCCCCACCGGCCCCATTATCTACGTCTGCGACTGCGAGATCCGGCAGGTGGCGGTCAACGGGGTCAGCACGCCGCGGGTCATGAGCATGCTCGTGAACCCGCAGTACCGCGACACGGGCGAGTCGCACATACACCGGGCGTTCGTGCTTAGCGGGAAGCCGTGCGGCTATGCCGTCATTGTCGACAACGCACGCTACCGCGTGGCGGGTGTCGTCCCGTCGAGGTACACGAAAACCGCCTCTGCAATGCCGACTAATACAGTCGTTGCCGTCCCGCTCGGACATTGGGCCTACGCCGGCGCCGTCACGTATACGATTACCGCGAAGGACGGCGGCACTAAGATAGACTGGACGTCTGGCGGTGCCGACGGATCCGGAACGGGCGTGGCTATGTCGTACGATGCGCCCGTGGCGATCGGTTCGCACGGGCTTGCGGTCAAGTTCGTCAAGCAGGGCACTCCGAACCTCGCGTCGCTTGACGGCCAGACCTGGACGTTCAACATGCCGACAGACGGCCGTGTATGGCTGGACCACGAGACGGACGGTGATCCGGTTGGCTTTCGCCTTAACCTCGGCATGTACCCGGAGATGGCGCGGTTCGTCCCGCCGCTCCCGGTGAACGGCGCCGCCTTGGTCGTAGACGGCGTCGAGTTGCGCAGCCCCGCGTTCGGCAGCAAGAAGCGGTGGGAGATACTTGACGCCGATTCGACGACCGGCGGCCCGTGGCTAGTGTGGTACGGCGGCGAAGTCGCAGGCGTCAGCTACACGGCTCCGTTCGAGTGGAATGCGACGATAGCGAGCCAGGGGGAGCGCGACATCGTGCTGCATGCCAACCGAATGCGCGTCGGTCCAACCGGCTTCGTTACCTCGCTTCAGGCCGCTCCCGGCTCTCCGCTCAAGGTCACGAGTGCGCAGACTGGCGCCACTGCGTTCCAGGGTGCGCTGCAGGTCGGCCTCGACATCGACTTCAAGTCCGAAGCCGGGAACGCGGAAGGCGCCGAGGTCGTGAAGAAGATCGTCGGCGGCACGTTCGTGACCGGCCCCGTGGTGGAGCGCGTCGTGGCCGGCCCGGGCATGGACGTCGACCGGCAGCAGGGGACCGTCACGGTCTCCGTGTCCAACGCGGTGTATGCCGGCGACTTCGAGACGATCGCGCTCAAGAACGCGAAGCAGGATCTTGTGGGCGCGGCCGCATGCAAGGTGTTTCCGTACACGAAGCTGCTCGGGTGGACGACTAATGGCGTGAATGTGGATTCCGGGTTTACCGCGCGGTTCCGCGTGCCGGATCACATCCCCTACAAGGACTACTATGTCGTGGTCTCCACGTCGGTGTTTGGCGAGGCGAGCATTCCGGCCGACGGATCCGCCGCCGCGGCCGCCTTTCGGCTCACCGCCTACGCGCTTGCAGACCAGGCGTGCGCGGCTGATGCGCCGTCGACCGGGCTCAACGCGGCGGCGACCAGTCCGGCAGGCGGGTACGCGGCGGTCGTCACCGTGCCGTTTGCCGCAGGGTACCGGGCGTTTGACCCCATACTGCTGCACGGTTTCGGCACCGGCGCCGACGGGGTGGCGGCGCCCGGATCTCTCGCACTCCCGGACAACAGCCAGCGCGTGTCCGTTCCGGCGCTGTGGCTCATGAGCAGCGCTACGGGGCGCGTGAAGCTGAAGCCGGGCTACTTTGTCGGGATTTCCGTGGAGCGGTGTGACGTAGACGGGACCGACTACACGGCGCCGCTGGGCTTCCTGAGCCTGCGGTGGAACCTGGTTCCCGTCGTCTAGTAGCAGGAGGTTTGCCATGACGGACACTGTGAATGCCGAAGAGAAGGCGACGGCCGCCTGCGCCGGGGATTCCGGCGAGGCCGCGACCGACCGCACGGAGATCCACGAGGTCGAGCGCGGCGAGCGCGGCACGCTCACGGTCGAGGTCACCTACACCCCGCGAGGCGCGAGGCGGCGGGGCCATCTCGTCCGGATGCACCGGCTGCGGCTGAAGGTCGTCGCCGCCACCGACGGCTGCAGCCCCAACGTCTTCGTGTACCAGCGGGCGACGAAGGGCGCCCCGATGGAGAACGGCTCCCCGCGCGACGAGTTTATGTGCGTCGCGGACGAGCTGGACGAGGACGAGATCCCGGTGAACGAGCCGGACATGGAGCGGAATGTGCCGTATTACCGCGTGGACTCGGTGGAGCTCTTGTTCCGGAGTTCCGACGCCATGTACGAGACTGCGCGGGCGCTGATCGCCTCGCTCAGGCACTAGTGTTGGCCTGCGGGGGCTCGGCCTGGTAGTGGCGGTCGGCAGGAGACAGCTTGGTACCGAGCCTGATGTCGTTGTTGACCGCGAGCACTGTACCGGCTTTTCCGAGATGAACGGTGGCGACGCGCCAGGTGTCGATCCATCTTAGCACATCCAGGAGGACGGCTGCAAGGCACTGGACAGCAGTTTCCGAGAGGGGGGCTATCGAGCCGTTGTATATCCCCTCTACACTGCTGGCGTGGTTGCCGGCCAGTATTGGCTTGTAGAAGCCGGCGCTGCCATTAACTGTCTCCAACTCCCAGATATCAAGCGGATCTAGCGTGTTGAGTCCGACCGTAAGCGCGTAGTCGTTGTCACGGGCGAACTTGTCGGTGAAGTCAAGCCAGGGTACCTGGTAGAAGCGTGTGGTCGTTGTGTCGTTGATCACCATCTTCCCGTCGTAGTTGAAGGCGAAGTCGCCGTCGTGCCTGTACACTTCTAGCTTTCCGATCTTGTCTTTCGTGGCACTGCTTACTTCGTTGGTCGATTTTGCGTCCGCCCCGAAGATGCGGAGGCCGTCGCCGGCGTTGACGGCGAGGCCCGCTCCCGTGCTTCCGCTCGCTTCCGGGGTCGCGAGGCCGCTGACGTTCAGGCCCGCGACGTTTACGCCGTTGATGGTGGGCGCCGCGGACGAACTGCCGTTCACCACTAGCTTGGAGAACGAGACGGGCCCCGGGGCGACGAGGACGGCCGTCTCGGTCTCCTCCATCTGGCTGAGCAGTCCGCTCGGGTTCCACACGAACGTGCTGAGGTTGATCGCGAGGCAGGGGCCGTACCACTGCCAGCCGGTCGGGAGCACCACGTTCAGGTTGCCGGACGCCGCGCCTTCCGGCGTGTCGCTGGTCAGCTCGCCGTCGTCCTCCGTTTTCTGCCCGCTGCACCAGATCTTGGCGGACGCTACGTCCTCGCCGTCCGGCTTGACCAGCCGGAACGGGATGTTCTTGATGAACGGCACCAGCCTGATCGGCGATTCGTGGTCGGGGTCTCCCCGCATGACGGGTCCGCGGCTTTCCACGTCTTCCGGCTCGTCGACGGCGAGGTTGCCTATGCCGCCGCCGTACCATACGGGCGCTTCCTCGTCCTCCGATCCGTCCGTGTACAGGTTGCCGTCGCCGCCCCTGAACACGCCGCCGCCGCTTCCGATGTCGAAGGCCGTCATGTCGAGCTTGATGTCGTCGAGCGTGAAGGAGAGGCATCCGGCGTTCGGCTGGCCGGCCGGTATCGTGCCGTGCTTGAGGTTGAACTCGGCCGCGGCCGTCTGCTTTGTCGGAACGCGGGGCTCGTCGCCATCCGACTCCTCGCTGCCGAGGTAGCTCACGGCGGATACCTTGAATTTCGTGTCGCCGAAGCAGGGGCTCGGGACGACTATAGGGCCGAGCGCCACTGGGCTTTTGGGGGTTATCTCGAGGTGCGGGACGCAGTCCTTGATCGAGAGCTTGTAGTGCACCGATCCGCCGGAGCCGAGCGCGACGTCTCGTTCGTCGAGGACGGTGTCCGGCGTTACGCATTCCGGGATCGTGATGGTTATGGTCGGGTCCACCGTGTACGAGCCGTTGCAGCAGTCGTCCGTGGCCGGCTTTATGTCTACCGAGGCCGTGCCGGTCGCCTTGAAGTTGCCGTGCCCGGCGTTCATCGTTACGGTGATGTTCTTCGTCTCCCCCGTGAAGTCGAGGCACACGCATTCGGGAGGGGGGACGGACGGGGCGAACACCGGCACCGGGACGTCGAGGGTCAGGGGCTCGGACCCGTTGACCTCGCCCTTTCCGCATATCGGGGTGAACGACGCCATCTCGATCGGCTTGCAGGCGTCGTTCGTCCCCCCGAACAGCGTGCGCCACCGGGCGGAGAGCAGTACGCTCCTTCCGTCTCCGAGGTCCCTTACGCGCGTCGACCCGTCTGCCGCGGTCTCGACGAGCGCCGGGTCGGCGTCCAGCGCGACGCGCGTCGCCCCGCCGTCCTTCGAGTACGCCGCCGTGGCCCTGTCGTGGCCGGTGACGACCCAGCCGTCGAACACGTGTCCGGCGCGCACGGGCTTCGCGATCGTCCGCCAGCTGCCGGACGTGGCGGTGACGTTCTCGGCGGCCTCGCCGCCTTTCGTGTCGAACGTTATGGTGTATGTGCCCATCTTAGCCCTCCGAGCATGCAGGTGCGCAGCCGATCGCCGCGCGGCCGGCCGCTGTGTCGTCCATCCTGATCTCCACCGCGTGGTTCTCCGGGTCGGGGGTGACGGTCACGCCGCTGTCCCCGACTATCCGGATCTCGCCGCTTGAGCCGGGGCGCTCCCCGTTTATGGTGAACAGCACCTTGCCGCAGGTCTGGTCCCCCGTGACCGCCGACTGGCACCGTTCGCCGAGGCCGCCGCCCTTGAAGACGTCGAGCCGCAGGCGGTTTCCGTCGAGGTACGGCTCCGTGTTCCGCCCTTCTGCCAGCGCTATCTTCCCGGACAGTCTCTCGGTGGCGCTGCGGTCCGGGGGGTCGTAGTCCGCGTCATGCGCGTCCGCCTCCGCCTGGACCGACTGGATGCTGTTCACCTTGAGGGAGTCGCACACGACGGTCGTCCAGGCGAGCGGGACGCTCTTCACGCCCCGTGCGAGCAGGATCGCGGAGGCCGACACGGTCAGCGTGCCCTCGGCGCCCGTGCCGCTGTCGGCGGCGCTTGCCGTGTAGGGGGCGTTTTCGTTCTCCGCAATGTTGTTCGGTATGTCGAAGGCCAGGACGTCCGGCGTGCCGGGGCGGTCGACCGTCACCGTGATCCGGGTATGGGCCTTGTGGTTGACCGTGGCGTCCGCGACGGCGGTGATCCACGCCCGCGGGGCCGTGCCCGCCGGGATCCCGCGCACGGTGCAGCGGAAGTCGAGGATGGCCGTGTCGTCCTTTATGCCGTCGTAGCCCGCGTCGTCCGCGAGCGGATACCTGCGGCCGGCGTTTTGCGCGAGATACTGGTCTGCCAGCGTCGTTATCATAGCGTCGAGACCTTTCCGAGCCCCCTGAGCCCGATATGGACCTCCCCTGCCGGGACGGTCGGGTGGAGCACTATGTCGGCAAGGGCCTCGGCTCCGCCTTGTGCGAGGGCGGATGCGGAGATCTCCCTGACGGACGGAACCGGGCTGCCGTTCCCGGATATGCGGAGCGGGTTGGCATAGTTCGCCGCGTCGGGGGCCGCGAGGTGCAGCGTGCCGTATCCGTCGAACGTGACTTCGACTTCCGAGTGGGCGGGCAGGAACTGGGCGTAGAGGGTCACGTTCCCGCCGGCCGTGAACCGCCCGACGCCCGTTCCGTCCGGGCGGTAGTAGCGCCTTCCGCCTTCCTCGGCGTCGAAGTACCCCGTGAAGTGCTGGCCAGTCGCCGTCGGGATCTGGGCGGGCGCAAGCGTCCCGAGCTCCCCGCCCTGCAGCACGTACACCTTGTTGTCGGTGCCGTTCGGCACGGGCTCGCCGTTGTTCATGAGCGTAATGGCGTAGGTCGCGGGGTCTGTCGTGCACACGCAGCCCGTGCCGTCCGCGGCGGCCCGCTCGGACGGTTTTGTGCCGAGGGTCTTCCGGACCTGGGCGCAGAGGTCGTCCCTGTCCGCGATGAGCCCGTCGTCCTGCGTCAGCTGCGCCCCGGTCGCCAGGATGTCCACGACCTGCCCGGATACGTCGCGCAGGCTGAGCACGAAGTGCCTGTTGTCGCTCTCCGCCACGATCCTGGTTACGAAGCCGGTGGCCTGCGTCGACTCCACGGTGCGCCCTACGGTGGAGATGCGCAGCCTGGCGGTCTTCCTGCCCTCGGGGCCCTCCAGGTACGTCGCCACGACGCAGCCGTTCTCGCCACGCATCTTCACGTCTCCGTAGACCACGTGGCCGTCGTCCAGGCGGAAGCCGCATACGCCCGGGAGCCCCGGCCACGCGACTGCGGCGGGGGCGAGCTCCGCCTGCGCGGCGGTGAACGACTGCCCGCCGCAGGAACGCAGCGCGGCGACGTCGGCAGCCTTGCCGAAGACCACCACTCCGCCGGGGCACGGACCGCCGTCTCCGGTGAACACGACCGGGACCGCCGTGTCCGGGGTGGCCGGCGCGGCCGTCTCCGCGAATACGCCCCTCGCGTCGGAGAAGCGCAGCTTGCCGTCGGTCCCGACCGACGAAAGCCACACCCTGCCCGGCTCCCGCCCGGGGATGTAGAGCTGCGCGTCGACTATCGCCCCGGGGACGACGGTGCATGCGCCGTTTGTGCAGGACGCGGCGTCGGAGAACGGGAACTTCCTCAGGGAGTTCTGGTTGTCGCGTTCCGTGGATCGTGGACTGATGAGCATCGGCATTACCTGAACCTCAGCGTTATTGTTCCGTTTTCGTCGGGGGCGACGCCGTTGATCGTCCGCACGGGCGTCGCTCCGCAGGCGTCCTTCGACGGGGTCGCGTCGCAGACGGACGTAGTCATCTCGCGGTAAGTGTCTGTGAGCGTGAAGACTATCGTGTGCAGCGGGTCTTCGTCCTGCCCCTCCCTGCCTATGGACGTGCGGAACTCGCTGTTGCCGGAGAGGTCGACTATCCCCGTCGCCTCGGTCCCGTGGTACGGGTCGACCACCTTCGCCACGCCCGGCGTCTTTGCGCGGACTACGGCCGACTCCACGAGCGGGGCCTCGTCCGGCGAGAACGTGAGGCGGAGCGGCGCCGTCCCGGGCGGGACCTCGCCGAACGCCACGGATCCGGACGCGTCGGCGGACATCCTGTCCATCGAGTACGCGCGGAACGGCTCGAGCTCGTCGCGCGTCACCGTCCGCGCGAGCAGGCCGACCGGCTGTGCGCCCTCTTCGCCGGTGGTGCCGCTCACGGCCACCGAGACGAGCGTGTCCGAGACGTAGGCGCTGCTCACGTAGACCCTCCTGTAGATCCGCGGGCAGGTCACCCGGATGTCCGAGAGCAGCCACACGGGGAGGACCGAGGCCGCGGGGGCGTCGTCCTCGAGGGGGTATGCCCTGAGGACGTTCTCGTTCTGCCATTCGGGCGAGATCGTGTGCGTCGGCGATATCATTTTACGTCTACCCCCCTGGTTGTCGCGCCCTGCCCCGGCAGCTGTATCGTGCAGAACGCCTTCATGCCGCTGGGCCTGTCCGCGTCGTTGGTGGTGGCGGTCTTGCCGTATACGGTGGTCACGGCCAGCGTCTCCCCGGGCTTCAGCGTCCGCGACCCGGGGCGCGCCTGTCCGCTTATCGGAGTCGCGCCGGCCCTGGTCCACGTGGTCTTGACGTGCCTGTAGCCGGGCACGTGGAACCCCGCGACGGGCACGGCTGCGCCGTTCACCGTCTGCGTCGCGTCGTCGGCGACGGTCACGGTGGCGTCCACCATCGTCATGTTCGCGACTAGCAGGGTGACCGCGATGTGCTTGCGCTCGCCCGACGCCTTGGACCGCCCGTACATCCCGCCGCTCAGCGAAGCCGTCGCCGACACGTAGACGTTGCTGGCGTCGTTGATGCGCGCCTTCTGCAGGGCCTTGGCGGCGTTGAACACGGCAAGCGCCGCCTGGTAGTCGGCCTCCACCCTGTCCAGCTGTCCGTTGATGTCCCATGCCTCTCGCTCGGCCGGCTTGAGCAGGTCCACCGCGTCCTTGTAGTCCTCGCACTGGCAGCAGGGCTTGCAGGCGCTGCCTATCCGGACGACGCCGCCGCTTCCGTCCGCCGGCGTCCGGGGCACGATCGCGCCGCCGTCCGCCACTTTCACCCCGGGGATGGCCTCGACGGTGAAGCACTCGTCGCCGCGGATCATCAGGTCGACCGGCTCCTCGTCCGTCTCCGCCGCGCTGGGCGCGGCAATGGCCGACACGCGGAGGATCTCGCCCGCCAGCGGGGCCACGCTCGTGACCTCGAGGTCCACGCCGTCTTTCGCCGCAAGCGTGCAGTGCTCGTTGGCCCCGACGGACCTCTCCACCGCATGCGGGCCGTCGGGATCGTACGTCGGCCTTGCGCAGGGCGCGGCTCCCTGCGCGGTTATGGCCGTGACCCTGCGGACGGCGCCGCCGCAGCACCGCGTCGCGAACGGCACGCCCACCGTCCCGCCCGTGACGCCTGCGGCGACGAGCGCGCTGACCTTGCGCCCGTCGACCGTGAGGATCGCCTTGAGCGCGGCCGACTCGGCGTGCACGGTGGCGAAACCGGCATGCCCGGACGGCGCCGCCACGTCCATTGCGACGCCGTCCGGGATGCCAACCGTAAAGACGAGGGATGAACCGCTCCGCTCCACGGACAGGAGCGACACGCGCTTGTCGCCGAGTTCGCCGGCGGCGTACACGCAGGCGTCGACCAGCGTCTCCGCCCACCGGCCGTCCAGTCCGGCCGGCCATTCGCGCTCCAGGGGGTAGGCCCGCCTGGCGTTCTCTGTGAGAAACTCGATCATGACGCGGGAATCGCCGATGCGACGCCCGGGTACGCGGCCACCGCGGCCGTCGTCGCGTTTTCGTTGGACTTGAGCTCCGCGACCCGTGCGCGGAGGGCCTCGGCGTATCCGCTGAGGGTGGCGAGGGAGCGGTTGATCGTGGCGATCGCGGACTCCACGAAGTTCAGCTCGGCGCAGCCGCAGCACGGGGTCGAGCAGGTGTCCGCGATCCTGACGGTCTTCGTGTCCTCGTCGGCGTCCACCGAGACGCAGGTGCCGTCGCCGACTATCACGACTTTGTCGACGGGCATGCCGTTGACGGTCTTGACGCGGCTCTCCCCCTCGGCGGCGCAGTCGCACTGCCTGGTGCGCTCGTAGCCGGTCTTGGACTCGGCCTGCAGCCAGATGGCGTTGGCGTCCGCGTCGTTGCGCACGGACATGTCGGACCCTGCTATGATGCGGACGTTGCCGTACAGCGGCGCGTAGGTCTTGAGCCCGTACTTTCCGACGGCCGTGATGCTCCTGACGCCGCGCGGGGCCATGCGGAGCGTCGAGACCTCGAACGGCACCTGCCCCGCCGGAAACCGGTACACGCCCTCGGGAAGCTCCTCGGCCGCGCGTGCGAGGTCGCCGAACACGATCCACCCGCCGCAGTCGGCGTTGTCGCCCTGCCCCACGAGCGGGTACGCCTTGTTGACCGTGTGCGTGGACGCCTCTGCCGTCTGCGAGGTCAGCACCGCGTTTCCGAGCGAGATCTCCACGGAGAACCCGCCGCCCGCGTGCGTGACGCCGGTCAGCGACGGGACGGTTCCGTCCGCGTCGTCGAAGGCGACCGTGAACGAGAAGTCCGAGATCAGGCACGTGGGGAGGCGAAGCCCCTCCGCCTTCGCCCCGTTCGGGAGGAGCGGCGTGAAGTCCGCGTCCTCGCGCAGGGGGTACGCGCGGAGGAGGTTCTGGTTGAGCCACTCTACGTTTTCCACCGCAGCCATGTCGGGCCTCCAGTCTTACGCCTTGCGGAACAGTCCGGCGATCCACTGGAGCAGCTTCAGCCACCACGCCTCGGCCACGACGGGCCCCACGGGCTTCGCGGGTTCCGCGGGCTTGGCCGCGGGCTCTTCCTCCTGCGAGGTGAAGACGGGAATGCCGTTGCCGGTGAAGTCGTCCTTGCCGGGCTTGTCGACGTCCACCGCTATCTGCACCAGGCGGTCGTACACCGCGTCCGGCGTGAGCTTCTTGCCGTTCGCGCGGGCCGCGCCGATTATCAGCGCGACGACGCCGGTGATGACCGGCGTGGCCATCGAGGTGCCCGAGAGCTTGGCGTACTGGTTGTCGAGCCAGGTGGAGAAGACGTCCACGCCGCCCGCCGCGAAGTCCACTTCGGAGCCGTGGCAGGTGAAGTACGCCTTCTCCCTGTTGCGGTCCACGGCGGCCACGGCTATGGTCGTCGGGAGGTTGGCCGGCGCGTTGACCGCGCCCGCGTCGTTGCCCGCGGCGCAGCACACCACGACGCCCTTCCTGTGGGCGTAGGCGCACGCGCTCCTGAGCGTCAGGCTCTGCGCGCCCGCCGGCGGGCAGCCGAGGCTCATGTTGATGACGTCCGCGTGGCACACGTCCACGGCCCAGTAGATGCCCTCCGCGATCGAGGCGATGGAGCCGGACCCGTCGTCGCCGAGCACCTTGCCGCAGTACAGCTCGCACTCCGGCGCGATGCCGCGCACGCCGATCCCGTTCACCATCGCGGCGATTATGCCGCAGACGTGCGTCGAGTGGCCCGCCACGACGTCGTACGGCGTCTCGGACATCGAGAAGTCCTTCCACGCCTTGACCTTCAGGTCGATGTGCTGCGGGCAGCCGGTGTCGAGGACCGCGACGCGCACGCCCTCGCCCTTGTTGCGCTTCCACATCTCGGGGATGTTCAGCATCCGGTGGTTGTAGTCCACTGACTCCGAGAGGGCCGCCGCCGTCTGCTTGACGGTGTACGGCTCCAGCATCGGGATCCTTGCGTAGTCGTCTATCGGGATTTCCATTGTGTCTCCTTTCCGGTATTGCGCGTAAGTGTCGGGCGTCCGGCGTCAGACGGCGATCGTCTTCGGCTGGCGGGTGCCGGGGTCGAGGACCGTCGCGCGGAGCTCGTCCGCCCCGAAGTACCTGCGCAGGCGCTCCTTCGCGTCGTCCCGCAGGTTCTCCACGATCTTGAGGTAGTCGCCCCCGAGGCTGCGGTACACGCGGTTCTTCGCGCAGTTCGAGCAGCCGTGCGGCGTGACCAGGTCGTCGTGCATGGCCTGCATCTTCCTGCGAAGCGGCAGGAACTCGGGCATCTGCTCGTAGAAGCGGGCGTCCGCCATGCTGTCCTTGATCTCCTGCTCGGCGAGCAGCTTTATCACCTTCTGTCTTTCGTCGCTCATTTGCTTTGCGTCCTTTTGTGTTTGTGTGTAAGTCCGGCGGCCCGCACCACCTCGCGATCCCAGACCGCGCGCGGGAACGCCCACACGCGGTTCGGGTCTATGCCGAGGGACTTCGGCGCGTCCTGCAATAGTATACCATTTTCCGCGAACTCGCGCGAGAGCTGCTCTGCGTCAAAGAGATATGCCTGCTGCCTGTTGACCAGCTGCACTACGGAACGGCCGACGAGCGCCATCTCCGGGAGCACGAATATGTGCTCGCCCCTGTCGTTGAAGCTCGCCCTGAGCGCGTCGGGCGGATTGCCCGGCACGATCGTCAGCCTGATCCCCGCGGCGCCCGGGTCCTCGCCCGACGCGCTGGCCGCATAGGCCATGCGCAGCACGGCGAAGAACGCCCGCGCGCCCGTGAGGCCCGCGCCGAGGTAGCGTCCGCGGACGGACCGGTAGAGCCCGCCCGCGACCGTTGGCGCCCCGTTCTCGTCCGATAGCGAGCCGAGGGCGGAGAGGCAGGGGGTCGAGCACGCCGTCGGCCCGCCGGCCGGGGCGTCCAGCCAGCGGGTGCCGGCCTTCGCCGTCGCGGCGGCCACGAAGGCCCTGCGCAGCTCCTCGACGTCCATCGGCGTGACGGACTGCCCGCTTGTCGCGGCCTCTACGTTCGGGAGCACGAACGACACCGTGCCGCGCCCGCTGCACGCCAGGGCCGTGAGCGGGTCGGCGACGGCGATGACGCTTACGGGCGAGGCGGCGAGGACGGTCGCGATGTCGTCCGTCGCGGGCAGGCGCGTCACGAGCGGCAGCGTCCCGAGGGCCGCGTAGCCCTGGAGGAACCCGATGCGGTCGGAGTAGTCGACGAGCGGGACGTACTCGGAGCCGGAAAACAGGTACGCAAGCGTCCGGACGGCGCGGTCCCACACGCCGGGCTCGGTCTCGACGAACAGCAGGTGCGCGGGCGGGCGCCTCGCGCCGCTCGTGTCGAAGAGCTGCCCCGCGGCGCAGAAGAGCGCGTGCAGCAGGCCCGCCGACACGCCTACGCGGTCGAGCGACGCGGGGGACGAGAGGAACGACAGGAGAAGCGCGAAGTCCCCGGGCGCCGCGTCGCGCCCGAGGGCCGAGTAGGCGGCGAGCGCCCCCGGGTCCACGAACCCGGCCTTCGTCTGCGGCGCGGCCTTTCCGCGGGCTATCGCGGCGTTCGGGAGGTTGAGCGCCCCCTCCGGGGTCGCGCCGAGCGCCTTGAGCCCGTTCTGCACGGGGCAGTGCGACCCGAGGTACTGCATGATGTCGCCCCAGGCGTAGCCGGCCGACCGGTAGAAGGCGACGTACGGCGTCCTGCCGCTTTCGGCATAGGCCGACCGCACGTCGTCCGCGATCATGTCGGGGTTGTTCCAGTGGGCCCGCGGTATCCGCACCTGGACGGACGGCACGTCCGAGTCCGGGTGCGTGACGGTGCAGACGGCCGTCTCGAGGCCCTGGTCCGCCAGGCGCGACTCGACGACGATGCCGACGTTGCAGAGGCGCGTCTTGGACGCGAGCTCGCCGGTCCTCGAGTTGCGGAACGCCGTGTAGAGGCCCACGGGCGTGCTCTTCACCAGCCGCCCGTTCGCGAGCTGGAAGACGTCGTCGGGCTCGGCCGCGGGCAGGAGGACCGTGTCCCGGAGCGACTGCGGGGCCGCGGGGCCGAGCAGCGCGGCGACCTCGGCCCGCGCGTTTTCGGAGGCGTTCGCCTGCAGGAGCGCGTTGGCGACCTCCTCCTGCCTGTCGGCGAGCGCCATGAGGCGTTCCGCCACCCACGTGCTGAGCGCCTTGCCGCGGAGGGTCGCCCCCGAGAGCCGCCTTATGTCCTCCGCGGTTATCTCCGCGGCCGGCGTGCCGGAGGTCAGTACCCTGACGGCGGGCCCTTCGTCCGAGCCGTACACGGTCGGGGAGCACATCGCCTTGAGCGCGAACGCCAGCGGAAGCGGCGAGTCGGGCGCGTCGAGCAGGTAGAGCGTCTGCACGGTGGAGAACCTGTTGGGCAGCGGGAAGCCGGCTATCGCCACGACCGGCGGGGTGAGGGAGCTCTCCGACCGCGCCGCGCCGTAAAGCTGCCCGGCCGTGCGGGGGTCGTGGGACGCGAGGAGGACCGGCGGCACCTCGCCGAGCCGGTAGTCGCCGAGGTAGACGCCGACGTCGGCCGGCCCCGCCGAGACGCGGAGGCGGTGCTCGCGCTGCAGGGTCCTCGGGTTCTGGGCGTCCACGCAGGTGGTTTCGCCGTCGAAGCGGTACCGGTAGAGGGTCATCGGCACGCGGGCGTACCGCGGGGCCGACAGGAGCGCGAACGGACGGGGGAGGGGGACGGAGGGCGCCGACGCCTTCGGGGCGTGTATGCCCGTGTCCGGCGGGAGCTGGCGGATCGCGGCGACGGAGAGGCCCGCCCTGATGTTGCACATGTGCGGGGCCTCCCTGAGCCGTTCGACGCAGACGGCGAAGTACTCGTCGACGTCCACCTGCGTCCTTGCGCGCGTGGCGTACGCGTCGACGTCGCGTACGGACGCCTCCAGCTCGCCCGCGCGCAGGAGCTCCCGCACCGTCTCCTCCGCCCCCTTGCCCAGGGCCCGCGCCACGAGGGCCGGGAAATCGCCGCGTGCACGGCATGCAGGGCATTCGCACCACGGTATCCCGCGTACGTCCGGGAGGACGTCCCGCTCCTCCCGTTCCACGACGACCAGGCCGTCGGCGCGGCACACCGGGCACCTAAGCTCCCCGCCCGCCACCCGGCGGAGCGTCTCTCTCCATAAGAATTTCATAGCGGTCCTACTTGCAGTTTTCGCAAACAAGTGGTATTATACCACTGTCTGGGCAAAGTGTAAACCCGCACAGGGAGTATTCTATGGTAGACTACAGCGAATGGAAGGCGTGCGCGTCCGAGGATGACGCGCCGGCATACGTCAAGTCAGCGAGCTTCGCCGAGGAGGCCCCGGCGGTCTCCAGGCGGTCGTTCTACGCCGACGCCGTGAACCTGGAGCTCCCGTGCAACAGCCGCGAGGAGACCTGGGCGTCCGCCCGGTACTTCTCCAAGCACGCGAACGACGAGGGCTACGCCCGCATCCGCGCCGACATCGAGTACAACCTGCAGAAGGCGGCCGAGATGTTCGGGATCGCGGACGACGTCGCCAGGGTCCTCACGCACACCGAGGAGGTCAAGACGGCCTCCGACGCCGACTACGGCTGGGTCCGCCCGGGCGAGAGGAAGTATCCGATGTTCGACGCCCACGGCGTCAAGCTCGCGGCGGCGTACTTCGAGGACAACAAGTTCAAGTACCCCTTCCCGATGCGCAGCGAGATCGCGAAGAACATCCTCAAGAAGGCGTCCGAGTTCGGCGTCGACGTCCCGGACGGCGTCCGCAAGACCGCCGGCCACGGCGTCGCGCGCCCGGACAACGTAATCAACGAGCTCGTGATCCGCGCCGAGCTGTGCCACGACCCCGACACGGGCCTCGCGCTCGCCAAGATGGCGGAGCACGTGGCGGAGAAGGGCATCGAGGCCCTCGACGGCACGACCGACAAGATCGCCGAGCTCGTGGAGGACGTGGACGTGATCGAGAACTGGCGCGGCCGCTACGGCAAGGACATGAGCGCGCCCGAGGACTTCCTCTTCGACATGGACGTCAAGCAGGCCGAGGCGATCGTCAACGACGTCATCGAGATCGGCGGCGACGCCCTCAGCCTCTCCAAGCTCGCGGAGCTCCCGGACGAGGTGTTCGACAACGTGCTCGGCGAGGGATTCGCCGATTCCGTCAAGGAGGCGGGCGCGATCGACCCGAAGAAGCTCGGCGAGGCGCTCGCCGCCAAGTCCGTCGAAGACCTCAACGAGCTCAGCGGGGCGCTAAGGCGCCTGTGACAGCCGTACAACCAAAAGGGGCGTCCACCCACGCGGTCAGGCGCTGAAGGGGCACATGACAACCGGCATGGCAGGAGGGGCAGCGTTAGAGAAGCGGTCAGCCGCGGTCAGCCCGGGGCTGCTTGGCCGGCTGCTGGAGCAGCTCGGCAGGGTCAAGGGCGCCGGCCGCTACGTGACCGTGCCCGGGCTGCGAATGCGCGGCGCCGACATCGACGCGGCAGCCAGGATGTTCGGCGGCGGCCACAGGACCGCCGATCCCTCCAAGTACGCCGTGTGGCTGAACCGCGCGCTGAACAAGGGCGGGCCGACGCCCGACCTGCTCGTGGACAAGAGCACGCCGCTGCTGCACAACCCGTCGTTCATAATAGAGCGGCTCGGCAAGGCAGGGTGGTCGGCGTCTCCGGAGGCCCTCCGCGCGGCAGGCGTCATGCAGGTCAACGCCGCGCCCCTCCGCAGCCTCAACGGCGGTCCGTTCGTCGCGACCCGGCCGGAGATGCAGGCGTTCGAGAACGGGTTGTTCCCGTTTCGGTCGATGTACGGGAGGCTGGCCGTCGGCAGGGACGCGGCCGGGAGGCCGATATACGTGCCGTGGCGCATATCCAATCACGTGAACACGGTCGTGCCGGTGCGCGAAGTGACCGGCGCATCAGGCGCCGGGAAGTACTACGACGCGCTCTACGGCGTTGACGCCGGCGTCGATCCGCGCCTGACGACCAGCGGCCAGTCCAGCCGCGGGTCGTTCGACCTTTTCGTTCCCAGGGGCCGCGAGACGGGCGTAAGGTTCGACTGGCAGGAGCCATACGACCTTACCGGGTTTTACGGCGGCCCCCGCATGGGAGGTCCCCGCGACTGGGGCGGCATCGCGCGTGGCTTTGGGCTGCAGAAGCAGTCGGCGGCCGCTGCCGCGCCCGCGGGCCGGGGCTGGTACGACTTGAGCCCGGACGACCACACGTTTCCCGGATGGACCATGAACCCGACGGAGCGGGGCGAGTACCTGCAGGGGCTCTGGGACGACTACCGCCGCACCGGCGACACGTCGAGCATGTTCAGCGGGAGGAGGGGCAGCACGGTCCCGTGGCAGAAGCTCTCGCTGGGCACGTATGTCCCGAGTGCTGCCGCGCCCGCGCAACCTGCCCAGCCCGTTCCGCCTGCGCCGCCTGTCACGCCCGCTGCGGCCGTCGCCATTCCGCGGGTCGGCTTCTCGATGGTCGGCTACAACGGGGCCACGCAGCCCGTCGGCACGTACGGACGGGGCGGATTCAGGGCACGGGCGGCCGGACTTAGGACGCTTCGCGCCCCGACGCCCGACACGGTTGCGGCACAGGCGGCGTCCGCCGCGGCCGCGCCGGCGGTGCGGGCTTCCGGCGAATACGCGGCACGTGCCTTGAACCATCTTGCCGGCCTGGAAGAGTTCCAGCGCAGGGTTGGGGATGGCGATACGGCGCTTGGCCGGGAGCGGATCGCCACGGCGACACGCGATCTGCAGGGCATCCCCCTGGTAAACGAAAACGCCGGTATTGGCGCAGCCATGTCGCATACGCGCAACGGCGCTGGTTCGTGGATCTCGTTCCCCGCGTCTGCCGCAAATTTCCGCGGAACATACCGCGGGGCGGGGAAGTGGCTCGACGGTATTGCGACACACGAGGCCGCCCATCCGTTTACGCGGAAGATCCAGGGATACGTCGACAAGATCAAAGCCATACAAGGCGCAGAGGGCATACCGGGCAACACTTACCACACCAGCCCTGTCGAACAAGCCGCCGAGCTTAACGCGCTGCGCGCGCTGAAGGGCGCGTGGCCCGGGCAGGGCGCGGGTCCCGGCGGTGCGTACACCGAGGAGCAGGCCGACGCCATACTCGACAATAAGAACCCCTACTTCAAGGGGCTTCCGGTCAACTACAAGATGCGGCTTCTCAACGAGGCGCGCAACCGGCGGCTCCGCAGGTACGGGATGGCGCGTACAGCGGTAGTGTGATATAATATGGACATGACGCAGAGACGCATAGAACGACGCATGCTCCTGAAGCTGGCCGCGGCTGCCGCCGCGGCGCCGCAGGAGTACAGCGTCGTAGCGGGCGACACGCTCTCTTCGATCGCAAGGCGCAACAACACCACGTGGCGCGACCTCGCGGCGCTGAACGGCCTGAGGGACCCGAGCCGCATCTCGGTCGGCCAGAAGCTCAGGCTGCCGCCTCCTCCTCCGCCCGCGGCGTCCACGCCGCTGGCCCGGCTCAACAGCGTGGCGGCGCGGCTGCACACGAAGCTCAACAACCCCGACCTGGAGGCCGCGATCCTCGCGAACTTCAACCGCGAGACGGGCGGCAGGTTCGACTACGCCACGAAGGAAGTCGGAGGCGGCGGCTACGGCATCCCGCAGTACACCGGCGCGTCGCTCGCCGCGTACAGGAAATGGCTCGCCGAGAGCAGGCTGCAGGACTCCGCCGACAGCCAGGTAGACTACTTCGTCGACAAGTACATGCCGTCGCGGTTCGGGTACAGGACGTACATGGCCCCCGGCGCGAAGTACACGAAGGAGCAGTACGCCGACTGGCTGCACAGGCGCGTCTTCACGCCCGCCCACACGATCCGCGGGAACAAGGCGTACAGCACGGCCGCGATCCTGCGGCACACGGTCGCGCACAACAACTTCATGAAGAACAGGCTGAAGGCCGTCAACGGCGTGTGGCAGGGGGTACCATGAGCGACAAGATGACATATCCGAGGAAGCTCGCGCTGGAGTCGCCGCAGACCCTGGCGACGGTCGTGCACGCGATAATGCTCGACCAGTACGGCCCGGCCGTCTACGACTGGGACCCGGTGACGTGCGCGCTGGAGGCGGCCGCCGACTTCCAGGCGGAGGTCTGCACCCCGGCGATGGACCGCTGGTGCGCCATGCAGGTCGTGATGGGTTCCGACGCCTTCTTCAAGCGGCTCGACGCGTTCCTGAACGTGTGCAACACGCTCGCGTCCGGGTCGCCGTCGTTCCTCACGTTCGACCCGGTCACCTCGGAGGAGGCGGCGTGGGCCGTCGCCGAGGTCGCGATGAACCGCGACATGCTCCCGTTCGCCTACCCCATCCGCCAGTACATGCGGATGCAGCTGGAGGCCGACGGGTTCGACCCCGGGTCGGGGGATCTCCCGCCCGTCTTCGCCGAGATGTTCGAGCGGAGGCCCGACGAGGGCCGGATCCGCTCCGCGCTCTCGGGCGGGGCGGCGGACGGCAACGCCGCGAACATCGAGAAGTACCTCATGGCGCAGATGCTCGACATGGAGGCGCAGTTCAACAGGATCCCGGACCTCAAGCGCGTCGACAACCTCCTCGAAGACGGCAAGGACGTCGGCGACGCGCTCGAGCAGAAGGACAACGCGAACGCCGTCACGGAGGCGACGAGATGACGAAGGAAGCGATGATGAGGAGCGTCCGCAGGCGGATGGCGCTCACCAAGGCGGCGGCCTTGTACGAGAGCCACAGCCTTGGTGGCATGCCGTCCAGCTACAAGCCTGGCATCGTGCAGAACGGGTGGCAGGCCTCCATCAACGGTATGGTCAGCAAGCGCCAGCCACCCCTGGTGTCGCGGCAGCCTGCGGCACCGGCGCAAACGCCGGCAGCACCGTCCCAGGCATATAGCGGTCCGCCCTTCTGGGCCCCTGCCGCGGATGCCGTGGCTCACGGCATCGGACGGGCCGTGGAGTGGGGGGCGTATTGGCCAGACCACCTCAAGGCGTGGTGGCGCAAGACATTTAGGAGGTAGGAACATGACAACCGCGAAAACGACATCGGTATTCACGAAGATCGAGTTCTGGATGACGCTCGTGACGAGCGTCGCCGGGCTCCTTCTCGCTTTTGGCGTCATCACGCCGGAGCAGAACGAGGGCATCGCGACGTACGCGCCCAACCTCATTGGCGCGATCCTGTCGCTCCTGTCCACGTTCAAGTTCATCAACGTCCAGCACGCGGCACGCGTCGAGGTGTTCAGGGCGATGTGCGCCATGAGCCTCGAGAAGGCCGCGCTCGGCCCGTCGGACCACAAAGTCTCCGCGCAGGGGGTCTCGATGGCCAAGGAAGAGGTCGCGCAGCTCGCGCAGGCCGCAGGGCTGTAAGGAGGTGCGGCATGGCCACATTGACACGAAGGGAGCTGCTTCTGGCGGTCCCTGGCATCGGCATCGCCAGTTCGGCGATGCGCGCCAGGGGGGCGACCTGCGGCACCGAGCTGTGGTCGCTGAAGATGCGGGTGTACGTCCCGCGCGTCTACAACAACGCGACGTCGCAGGGCTACCGCAAGTACCAGATGCAGACTATTCGGGGCGAGTTCATCGTGGCGCCCGTGCAGGACTCCGAGCCCGACATCCGCTTCGAGTGGCTGGAGAACGCGACGCACAAGGTGAACGGCCGCTGCGTCGAGTACGCGGCGGAGCCCAACGGCGCCGTGCTGTGGCACGCCGTGGGCAACAACAGGACCGGCAGGTTTGACACGCGCTCCGTGGTGCTTCCGATCGAGGCCATGCCGTCCTACGCGATAGGGCCGGCCCCGAACGAGGACAACTCGCTCGTCATCACGCTCGCCGGGCGGGGCAGCACCAACGGCAGGACGCTGCGCGGCTACGTTTCGGGGCAGCTCGGCTGCGGGTGCTACGAGTACGGGCACGTCTCGCCCACCCGCATCTGGGGCACGGACAGGGTGATGGACACCGCCGCGGTGTTCGGCACCTGGAACGCCAAGAGGCTCTCGCAATGAGCGCGCCGGTCACACGCAGGGCGTTCCTCGTGGGGGCGGCGGGCACGGCCGTGGTCGTGTCCGTCCCCGGATGCAAGTCGATCCCCGGCACCGAAGTCGTCTACCTCGCCGCGAAGGGCATCGGAGGGACCGCCGGCCTTGTCCTCAACGAGTGCGGGCTGTCGGCCGAGATGCGGTCCGCGCTCGTTTCCATAGTGCAGGCAGTCATGGACGCCACGCCCGGCCCCGGCGAGGGGCTTACGGAGACCTGGATCGGCGCGGCGAAGCGCCACATCGAGTCCCTGACCGCCGAAGGCAAGGTCAAGCCGCTGGTCGGCGCAGTCGCCCTTGCCGCGTTTGCGGTCGTGGTCTACGCCTACACGTTGATTGAGATACGGCACCCGCAGGTGCGCGTCGTCCGCGAGCTGGCGTTTGCCGCCG